ATCCTCTTTAGTGGCCCATAGAGCGTCCAGGATAGGCTGATATTCATTATTCTTAATGATGGGAGGAAATACAGATGTTTGATCTGCTATGAGCGCTCTCATCTCTTTCATTTCTGATATCTTTTTAATATGTTTTGCGTGTATCTGAACAACTTTACTATCAGATAACTCTACATTAAAAAAATATTCGGGATCTGGTTTATATCCTATTCTAATTAAACCTGATATTTGAGGCCAGCTACTTTCTTGATGACTACCAATACCAAATTTTCTTTTTAGACAAGTTCCTTTTGCACAAAAAGAAGAGATAGGTAAGTCATGACAAGTGTGTCCTGCAGTATCTTTGTCCCAGCTTTTTATCTTTTGATTTACTTTGTCGTCACCCCAAGTATCATCATACTTTATAAAATCTCTAGCTGCCTGTAATAATTTTTTCTTCCAATCATCTTTGTGTTTCTTTTTAACAAACACCATATAGTTAAATAAAAATCTATCTCTCTCATCTTTTAATTTGTTCCCTGATTCCTGAACCTGTTTACATATCATCTGTAAACATGGAGGACCATCTAATAAATCTTCGGGACCACCAGTTAATATTTCTTTTACTTTTTTATTTGATACTTCTT